CAACCAATGGTCTTACTCTTGCCGGTCAATTTAAATGTAGTTCTCCGTTTTTTGTTTTATGAAAGTAAATAATATATTGATTGTATCATGCGGCAAGGGAAATAAAAAAACTCTACTAAGTGAAAGTGTAGAAAAACTAACCGGTAGCGTCGAGCTCCACGAATTTAAGTCTAATACTAAATCTATTTGCGCGGTCTATAATGACTTTATTGATAAAAATACAGACTGCCAAGACGATACCGCTATTGTGTTTGTTCACGACGATGTTTATATAAACTGTAAAGACTTACACTCAAAAATAGAGGAAGGGTTTAAAACTTACGATGTATTAGGAGTCGCTGGAACCCTAAATGCTCAGATTAAAGAGCCCTGCTTGTGGCATATCATGGGAGAAAAGCAATATCATCGGGGAGCAGCGGCCCATCCCATTAATAAGGAACCCGGTTCCCTTGAGCCATACTATATTACATCTTTCGGGCCTATGCCGAGCAGAGCGCTACTAATAGATGGAGTGTTTATGGTCGTAAAGCCGTCGGTATTGAAAAAGACCCGGTTTGACGAGACTAATCCTGCGAGATTTCATTATTACGATTTAGATTTTTCGTTAGAATGTAATAAAAACCAATTTAAAATTGGGGTTTGGGATATTCCAATCATTCATATGTCTCCGGGCTTGTCCAATCCGGACGAAGAGTGGAAAAAGGGTCAAGATTGGTTTATGAATAAATGGGGATAAATATATTGATTAGTGGGAACAAATATATTATAGTTATATATGAATATATTTGTTTTGGATGATGACCCTAAAGAGGCTGCGCATCTAATGTGTGATAAGCATATTAGATCAAAGATGATTATTGAGTCTGGTCAAATGCTCGCATATTGCTTTACGCAGGAACAACTCGAGCAACCAGATTGCCCTCGCACCGCTACTGGCCAGCCGCGCAAGCAAGCAAAAAGGCATAGAAATCATCCTTGCTCTAAGTGGGTAGTAGAATCTCGGTCTAATATGAAATGGCTTATTGACCATGCTTTGGGGATGTGTGAAGAGAGGCTAAGGAGATGGCCTGGTAAAGAGCATTTTACTAAATCTTTTATTGAATGGTGTAGAGACAATACGTCTGCGTCTATTATACCAGAAGGTAATCTAACTCCGTTCGCAGTCGCTATTAGTGAAAGTATGAACTGTAGAAAAGTAAAGGGGTTTGAAAGCCTTTCTACTATTGAAAAGTACAAGTTATACTATAAGTTAGATAAGCCGTTTGCTGTGTGGAGTTACCCTACGGATTAACCTTCACCCTACGGAGCACATTATATGAAACTTGATCATTCCTTTATGGAGAAGATTATTCTTTTCCATTGCCTTACTAATGAGGCATACCTGACCTCTGTTATAGATTTTTTAACCCCTGGACTCTTTGATAACAAAAATAATCGCGATATTATTGATATTATTTCTAACTTTCATGATAGAAATAAAACTTGCCCGAACATCACAGAAGTAAAGGCTCTTTTAACTACGGATGAACTAAAGAGTTCATTTAAGAAGGTTGTAGAAGAGTTTACACATCTCGATAAAAAATATAATACTGAAGAGTTAGAAAGAAATACCGAGCAGTTTATAAAAGAGAAGGGGGTCTATAATACTCTTCTTGAAACTGCTAAAATGGTTAGTGAGGGTGGCGCGGATACAGAACTTATTCTTAATAAGTTCGAGAAAGCGTGTAATATTAACCTAACTACCGACCATGGTATTGAGTTGTATGGTGATATTGATCGTATTGTTGATGATTTGAATAAGACCGACCCGGTTATTTCATCTGGCTGGGAGTGGATGGATAAGATTCTCGGAGGAGGGTTCAAAAGAGACGGTAGAGCTATTTACATCTACGCTGGTAGACCGAATGTTGGTAAGAGTATCTTTCTTGGCAATATAGCTAATAATATATCAGCATCAGGTCATAATGTTTTGGTTATATCCCTTGAAATGTCTGAGATGGTATATGCTCGACGCCTGTGTTCTAATGCTACAGCTATACCTCTATCTGAACTTCAATTCTCGAGTGAGACTTTGAGAAGGGATATGCTAAAGATTAAAGCAAACAATCCTAAGCGCAGAATATACATTAAGGAGTTTCCTCCATCTACGATTACCCCGAAGCAGATTTCAGGATTTATTAAAAAACTTCATAATAGCGGTATCAAGTTTGATGCTATTGTTATTGATTACTTAAATTTGCTAAACTCGCCCGCAGGAACTAATCTATATGAGCGGGTAAAATATATTACAGAGCAGCTTCGCGCTATGACGTACATATTTAGCTGCCCTATTATTACAGCGACGCAGCTGAATCGTGGTAGCTTCAATGAGGCGAGCCCTGGTCTAGATGGCTTGTCAGAATCAGTAGGTGTTGCTGCGACTGCTGACTTTATTATGGGTCTCTGGCAGGATGATGAAGATATTGAGTTTCAAACTATTCATGCCGGTATAATGAAGAACCGATTCGGTAGAGCGGTTGGAACAAAGCGGTTTGGTATTGATTATACTACTCTTACTCTTAGCGAGTTTGATGAGGAAACTATGTCTAATACTGACGAAGCAAATGAAGTGTACAATACTCTCAGAATGTTGACCGATAGTTGACATATATTATATGAATACTATATAAATATAGTATTATGAGCTTATTTTCATGGGTTGATGCTGACCTAGACGGAGCGGGATCAAATCTCGCTCTTTCTTGGGTGTTTGGTAGGCAGATACCTGTGCGCGCTACTACCCCTAAGAAGTTTAGAAGCGATTTTAGCAGTTGGTACATACAAAATCAGCATAACTATAAAACTATCTTTATTTGCGACATTGACGTTAGTCAGCATTTAGATATAGTCGATAAAAAAAATATAGTTATTATAGACCATCACGAGAGTCATTTACTTAATAAAAGTAAATACCAGTTTGCTAAAGCTCTTGTCAAGCCTCATACTTCTTGCACCAAACTTATAATCGACACCTATAAGGATAAGGTCAAGTTAATGAAGGAACAGCAATTGCTGATTAATCTTATTGATGACTATGATTCATATACTTTAAAATATCCCTTTACGTTGGATTTAAACAGACTATTCTGGGGACTCTCCGGAGATAGGATTCAAAAGATGTATGATTCGTTCTATAACGGATTTAAGGGGTTTAATGCACAGCAAAAAAGCATAATAAATATCTATAACAGAAAGCTACAGCAAACAATAGCAGAGTTAGATATACATATCGGAGAAATTAGTATATCTGGCCAAAAAAGAAAGATTGTTTCAACTATAGCTGATTTTGCTATCAACGATGTGGCAAAAACTATTATTGATATGTATGATGCCGATATCGGCATTGTTGTAAATGTAAATTCTGGGTCTGTATCATTTAGACGTTCTACTAAATGTACCCTTTCAATGTCAGAGTTAGCAAAAAAAATTGCTAACGGTGGTGGTCATAGCGCCGCCGCGGGCGGGACTATAACAGATATATTTTTAGACTTTACCAAATCACTCAACAAGTTATGATTAGCAGAAACGAATTTAATCCCATTGAAAATATAAATTTTATTGAAAGCGACCATTTGTTGCTTTGCTTTTGTAGTCTAATTTGTTTAATACAGAATAAAAAGTTGAATCTTCCAAACATTTTCTTATTGTTATTAGATAACAAAAACTATAGAAATCTCTTCAAGAATATGACTGGCATTGACAGTGATTATGAAATATTTTTGAGATTTATACAGTATGATCCAACTCTAAGCAAGAGTAAGTATATCTCGAAATATTTGAATAAATGTCCGCAGTCGAAAATCTTGAAATAACTGATTTTGAAAAACAAATTTATAATCAGTATCTTATAGCGCTAAGAACATCGCAAGATAAGCCTTTTAAAATAAGGAAAAATTTTGATAATTTCTCGCAAGAGAATATCGCTATATGTAAAAAAATTGCCTATAGACTTCAGGCGTATCCTAATATTAATATTAAGGATTTTTTTAACTCGCCATATTTTGAGGACAAGACAGCAAGAATTGATTTAAAATTTTATGCTGCACCGAAAGCGATATCGTCTTATGCCAGATATATGAAGCATATCGAGTCGCTTGATCCGGATGATTTAGAATCTCTTACGAGAGCGAGGGATAGTCTGCTCTTTATAAAAAAATACTGCGACAGAAATAAAATATCAATAGATGAGTATTTTTGCGAAAAACAAGAGTCGCAATATTCCTGTATACTTCATCTTAAAGATAGGAAAACTTGGCTCTACCCGCTTTTAGATTTTAGAGGGTTTGATAGAGCAATACTTTTATGTGATAAGGATATTGTCCGACTTATGAATGGGGATAATTTCTTTGATAAAATAGACTTTGCGCGAAATAGATACATTAGATCAACCAAATGTAAACTACTAGTTCAAAAAATAAAAAATAAGTTGAAAATAAAAGAAAATACGTTATAATGTTATATATGAAGAAATTCAATTCATCCATGTTCGATAGTATCAAAGGTGCTCTTTCTAACCAAGAGCAAAGAACCAGTCTTAGCAACATTCTCGCAATGGAGCCAGGCAATACATATACAGTAAGACTTCTCCCTAATATGGATAAGCCAGACAAGACCCTATTCCATTATTTTATGGTAGGCTGGGAATCGTTTGCTACTGGTCAATATGTCCAAGCGGTCTCGCCGCAAACGTTCGGTGAGCGTGATCCCATTATTGAGGCGCGATATCGTATTTATAAGCACGGATCAGACTTCGAGAAAGAGCGCATTAAGGCTGTTAAGAAGAATGAAAAGTGGCTTGTCAATGCGTATGTTGTTGACGATAGCAAGAATCCTGATAATAACGGTCAGGTAAAAATTATTCGTTATGGTAAGCAACTTGAAAAGATTATTCGTCGCGCTATTGATGGCGAAGATAGTGAAGAGTTTGGCGCGAGAATTTTTGACCTCGGATCGAACGGCGTAAATCTTAAAATTGAAGTCGAATCGCAAGGCGAGTATCCGACCTATGTTTCTTCAAGATTTACTACTCATAAGTCTGATCTTGGTCTTTCAGAGAATCAAGTATCTGATATCTATTCAAAAGTGTTTGATCTTGAGAGCGTTTTCCAAGTTAAGTCTTACGATGAGCTTCAAGCGATGTTCGACGAGCATTTTGTAGCGAGCACCGTCTCGTCTACAAAGACTGTAGAGTCGCGACCAGAAGCAAGGCAGGAGGCAAGGCCCGCAGCTAGAGTTGAAGCGCCTGCTTCGTCTACATATGATGATGACGATGATCCGATCGTAGCCGAACTTCTTGCTGGTATTGGTGAAGACTAATATGGAAAATTCACCTGAAATTAAAAACGTTCTTGCTAACTTCCTTGGATTTGCGATGAGTAAATCCAAGGAGTTGGATAGCGCGATTGTACCGGGCAGCGCGGTTTCTAAAAACGGTAACAACATTGATCATTTAATATCAAAAGCCGCTACAGAAGTAGAGCAGAGATTTGGTCATCAATCTCATTATCAGCAGCCTGCGAGAGTGGAAACTTTTGATATTGCTTCTACTCTTATTCCCATGCCTAGCGATATGCCAATGGCACAAATCCCCGTGGCTCAAGCGCCTATAGCTCGTGCCCCTGAGTCGATCGATGATGGTCAACTCGAGTTTAACTTCGTCGAACCGAATACCCAAACGAAGTTGATACTTGACGAAATTAAACTACTTAATAGTAGAGTCAATAGTATTATTAGGATGTTGGAGGATAAAAAGGCCCCTGATAAAAAGGCCCCTGATAAAAAGACTTCTAGTAAGAAGACATTAAAGAATCAATGAATTTAATACTTAGTGATAAGATAGGGTTTATAACTAACTTTCTAAAACCTATTAATAGGTTTTCAGAGACTGCTATCTTGAATATAGTGGGTAATAAAATTACATCTCTGGTATCATCTGCGGATAATACGACTATATTATATGCTCAATATCTTCTCGACAAACAATATGACGAATCTAAGACTCTCAATATACCTAATATCGATAAGTTTATTAATTCCTTAAAAGTTATTGAGGATAATAATGTAGATTTGATAATAAACTCTAATAATATTCAATACAAGACTTCATCTCTTAAGTTCAAGTTCCATCTCTATGAGGATGGGATTTTATCTTCGCCGAAAATTAGTATTGACAAAGTAAATTCATTTACCAATGATGTTAATTTTAATATTGAGAGTAATGTATTGAATAGATTGATTAAGAGTTCGTTAATTACTCCGGAAATTAATAAGGTATATCTTTATTCTGAAGATAATAAAATACATGCCGAACTAACTGATAGAACTGTTAGTAATAGTGATATGTTTTCGTTTTGTCTTGTAGAAAACTATGATGGGCCTCCTCTTGCTCAGCCAATACCTCTTATGCTTGACCCTATTAGAGCTCTGAGCTCGTTAAATGCGAGTGCGAGCGTCGGTATTAACAATGAGTATGGTATTGCTCAATTTAAGATTCATACAAATCAGTCGATTTTACACTATATTATTACATCTCTAGTATCATGAACGAAGAAAAAAAGCGAAAAAACAATTTATATACTCTCGGATATTTCTTAAAGAGATTGAGAGATTGTAATTTTATAACTCTCAAGGTGTTTAATGGGTATAAGCAAGGCGATATTCGCAAATGGACTATACTCGTTGACCCTGGTGATACAAGCGTTTATATAACCTGTCTGTTTAGCAACGACACAAAAGAATTTATGTTTCATTTAGATGATGGAGGTAAATTATTTCCTAAGAATTTCTATATGAAGACAAACTCTATAGAAATTATAGTCGAAAAGCTAATTACACAAGGAGTATCGCAAGCGCTTGAGGGTAGTGAGTATAAGAAAGAAGCGGCATGACCGATATAGAATCACTCTCCGGCTTTGATGATGAGTCTGAATTTACTAGTTTAGATTATAGCGACTCGTTCTTTGAACGATTACTTACAAAGGCATTAAAAGAGCACTCTACGACTAAAAAATATTCAAACGAGTGTAAATCTGCTATAGTGGACACGGTGGGTGAATTCTTGCCGTGTTTTATTATTTTAGGATTTGACTATAACGGGGAAGCAATAGAAATAGTAAAGGGTAAGACCGATCAAGAAAAGGAATCGCTAGGAATGAGATTACAAAAATTTGCCCCTGCTTATTTTAGTAAACAGTTTAAGTCTAGCGACGATGATTTTTAAGAAACGTAAGATATTCGCTGTAGAAACCGGCGCTTATGCCGGTGAAATGTGGATTTATTGTAAAAAATCTGGCGACGAATATCAATTTTTATCTATCCCTATAATGGAGAATAGATGTATCAAAAAGGAACTATTTTATAATGGTTTAAAGGGCGGAGCTCTAAAGTTCGTAGAGAAAATACCGGGGTATGTATATCGTATTGCGGTAAAGCAATTCAAAAAAAATGAAAAAACACCTAATAATTGATGGAAATAACTTAGTCCATCGAGCATATTGGATTTCCAATAACAATGACGCCGCTGACCATGTATTTATTACCTTACGCGCTCTTAAATCTTATGTAGAGCAGTTTAAGCCTGATGAAGTCTGGTGCGCTTGGGATATGAGACTATCCAAGGAGCTAGCGTTGAGAAAGAAACTCGATACTAACTATAAGCAGACGAGAGATACCGAATACAATCAGCAAGTACATACAGATACGGATTTGATTGTAGAGTGCTTTGGCAAACTCGGTGTAAAAAATATATTCCCGACGAAAGGCGAAGCAGATGATATTATTTTTTGGCTCACTAAGGAAAAGGAGGGTAAGAAAACGATTGTTTCAGCAGATACTGATTTCTATCAGTTAATAAGCGAGGATACTAGCGTTTACAGCCCTACCAAGAAGATACTATATGATACGCAGGTATTCTCAGAGTTATTTGGGTTTGCTCCTGAAAAATACCCATTGTATAAGTCTATAACCGGGGATAAGGCGGATAATATTATCGGGCTTGATAAAATAGGTCCAAAGAGAGCATTACAGATTATCAAAGGTGATACTCTACTCACTGAAGAGCAAGAGAATCAAGTTTCTGAGAATATGAAGCTCATTGACCTGAATAACATGGGCTGCTTAGAGTGGGATGAAGAATACATAACTTATAATCGACAATCCTTCAATACCTTGCCTACTGACTTTGATGGTTTTCTAAGTATTTGCGAAGAGCGCGGATTTAGAACTATTATAAATCAACAGACTATTTGGCATAATACATTTTGTATTAAAAGTGTGATGGCGAATATTATTTCAGAATTATTTAGCATTTAGACTAAATAATATCATGGAACAATTCGTTAGACCGATAAATATACCCTCGCCTATCAGCGGGCAGCCAGTAGCCCCTCGTTTAATCGAGAGAGATCACGGGGACAAGATAGTTGTTGAAGCGCACTGGATAGATCCTGCTTCTGGCGCGTTTATTCGCAAAGGTATTGTCGAAATCCGCGAAAAAAACTAAGGTTTTGGAAAAATATTGATTTTTTAAACAATGAAAAGAGTATTTTCCGAAGCTAAGGATGAAAGACCGGGAATGCGTTATAAGCGTTCTCGAGAAATGGGAGCGCCAGAGGGAGTGTCGAGTTCCCCAATAGGTAAGGATTTCAATCCCGAGGTATACAAACCTCGTACCGATGGTCCAAGAGATAGAGGTATCCGAGACCATATGCGGTTGCAATGGCTCTTTAAGACAGCGTTTAAATTAATCCATAGACACGGTAAAGGCGACGAGCTTGATAATTTACTTGAAAAAGGTATTAAGCATCTTGATAGACTTCAATCCGCTGCGAGAGTTCTTACCAATCCTAAAAAATATGGGATAGAGGATAACCCAGCAGTGCTTGCAAGATATAAAGAAGACGCAAAAGAGAATAAGAGTGCTATTCTTGAAATGTATGGGGAGATTGAAGCATTTCTTGAATCATTAATAAAGAGAGTAGTATCTCAAATTTACATTAAAGCTAGCGAAGAAGATAAAAAGAAGTTATTAACCTTAACAAGCTTGCAAGATCTTCCGCAATTTGAAACTCTTAGAGAGGATGAAGCGGAGATAATAAATGATATTTTCTTTCCCCGAGGAACGAAAGCTGCTCCTGATGAAGTTGAAAGAAGGGTTAAAGAATTGGTGAATTCCTTTATGAAGCTCGATAAAGAGGTAATGGATGATACCAGCCAGGTTCATAATATCTTAACAAGGCTAAAAACTACATCTAAAACCGCTAATATTGAAAAGGATAATTCAATCGGATCGACAAGAAGGTCTCAAAACTTTACCGATCCAAGCGCTGGATATAAGAAATTCGGGGTAGATACTGCTCTTAAGCGAAAAATAACATCTGCTTTCGGTAAAGGTGATCTTGCCGAAGTAAAGGCTCAGCTCTCTGCTTCTGGTCGAGATGACCTTGCCGCGCTTGTAGGTAAAAAGTCTGAGGGCGAGATAATGAGATCTTATAGCACTGGAACCTCTCTTTCTGAGAGCTATACATTCCAGTATGACGTGATTGTAGAAAATCTGTTAAGAAAATACAGATAGTCACTTAATTGCTTCTAAAGCAATTTTAGCTCCCATACCCTTATATGAGTTATCCGCGATGAATTTCGCGGATATTTCATTTATATTAAACTTCATAGCAAGATCATTGAAGTCCTTATATTTGCGCCCGATTTTTTCCGGCCATATAAAGATAGTTTCATTCTGATCGGCAAGAATCTTAGACTTAGATCTACTTGCATTATCAATCCATTGAGAGTCTAAGACCCATATTTTCTTATATAGGGCGAGAGAGGATAGTTGCTCTAATTGCTTAAGAGTAAAGGATTGTTGTGATCTCTCTTGAATACCCGCGACTGCTACCCCGTTCTTTGTAAAGAAGCTATTTATAGGCCCTTCAAATATAAACACGTTATCAAGAGAAAGGTCTATATTATCAAATCCATACAGACTCTTAGTGCTATTAATCTTGGATATATATTTCGACTTACTATCGTTGTATAGAATAGTGCGTGATTGGTAGAAGACAGCTTCTCCGTTTTCATAGAAAGGTATAACTAACCTATTTTTATGAATAGGGTCATTCAAAGAGACAAATAGCGCTTTCGGCCTATTGATAGCGGTATCGAGCTTTCTATTTTTAATTAGTTCTACTGCTTTTTGTACCACTTTATGGTCTTTAAAGAACTCAAGTTGAGTATTGTCAAACAGATTGATACAATCCTTCGGCAACTCCGGGGTAATAATACTATCTTGCTTTACAACATCTCTTTCAATATAGTTTTCAATATCAATATCGAAATTTTTGAGTTCGTCAATAATATTTGTAAAATTAGACCCACTAACCTCTTTAATCCAGTTTATAGGAGTGGAAGACCAGCCGCAGTTATGACAATAGACATTATTTTTTGACGGTATAAAATAACATCTCTGCTTCCTACCTGCGGATTTGCCCTCTCTACATATAGGGCATCCGCATTGATAGGAGTCGTTGAACTTATTATACTTCGACTCTATACCGTATTGAAAGAACTTATATACGGTATACTCTCTCGGTATATCAATCATACTATAGTATAGTGTA